GAAGAATTGATAATCGTCGAGGGGGAGTGTGATGTTATAGCTCTGGCTAGTGTCGGAATTAGGGCCGTTTCCTGCCCCAACGGAGCACCCGCGAAGGTGAGCCAGAATCGTGTCAGCCCCGAGGAGGACAACAAGTTTTCCTATATCTGGGAAGAACGGGAGCGGATTGAGCGGTGCAAGAAGATTGTGCTGGCGACAGACAACGACCATCAGGGTGAGGCATTAGCAGAAGAGATTGCCCGCAGGGTGGGACGAGCCAAGTGCTGGCGGGTGCAGTTCCCAGACGAAATTAAGGACGGCAACGACGCCGTCAGAGAGCTAGGCAAAGACCAGACCCACGACCTGTTTGAAAATCCAGAGCCAGTACCACTGTCTGGTGTCTACGGGGCGTCCGATTATCTGGATAGCATCAGAGAGATTTATGCCAACGGTCACGGACGCGGGGCGTCTACCGGCTTCCCTGCTATTGATGATTTGTTCACAGTAGCGGAGGGACAGTTATCCATCGTCACAGGCATGCCGTCGTCCGGTAAGTCAGAGTTCATCGACCAGATTATGGTCAACCTTGCCCAGCGAGAGGCGTGGAAGTTCGCGGTGTGCTCGTTTGAGAACCCGCCCCACATGCACATAGCCAAGCTCGCAGAGAAGATTACAGGCAAACCGTTTTATGACGGACTTACTCAGCGGATGAGTGAGGAAGAGCTAGAAGAATCTGTCGATTTTATCAATGAGCACTTTGTGTTCCTTGAGTCTAAAGATGGCGGCATGAGCACCATTGACAGCGTGATCGACAGAACCAAGCAGGCTGTCATGCGTCTGGGTGTGCGCGGCTTGGTCATCGACCCCTACAATTACATTGAGCAGAGCGGGCAGGAAGAGCACTCCGGTATCTCCCACATGCTCAGCAAGATCACCTCGTTTGCCAAGGCCCACGGTATCCACGTCTGGTTTGTGGCCCACCCTCAGAAGATGTACCCCAAGGAGGACGGCACCTACGCTGTGCCCAAGGGCATGAACATCTCTGGATCGGCGGCATGGTTTGCCAAGGCCGACCTCGGCATCACAGTTCATCGGACAGATGAGTGCGTGGAGATCCATTGCTGGAAATCTAGGTTCAAGTGGGTTGGACAGCAGGGCGTGGCGGCGCTTGACTATAACTTGTCCACAGGAAGGTATGAGCAGTTCGTCCAGCGCGTCGAGTTGAGTTCTTCCATCAAGGGCAATGCTCGGGATTGGGAGGGGTTCGATGACCTGTAAACTTGTTATGAGCAACGGATTTGTCCCCGGATACTTTTCATTTTCCCGGAGGGTCGATTATGTCTGACAAGTCACACACAGACCTCGGCACGAAAGAAATCTACAAACGCCATAGCGTAATGATTGAGGGCGGGAAGATGCCCCGCGCCAAGGTCATGGATCAGCTAGTCGTGGACAGAATGCTGATGAATGGCCTGCTGACACTGCAAGAACATCAGGCGGCAGAGTACATTCTGAGCCAAGCGGCGAGTGCTGGGGTCTACGCCAAGCCATTGAATTATGAGCCGAAATCATCGGGCGGGATGTCCAAGAATGGACTGGAGAGTGACCAGCTAATGCGATATAGCCGTACCATCGGGCTAATCACAAAGCGGTTCGGTGACTACGCGAAATACTTAGTTGAGGAAGTTGTTTTGCATAACTGGGATGTGTCAGATAGTCCTGACAAGTTAAAAGTATTGAAGAAGGGACTGAGTTGGGTTGCCGACCGGAGGATGGCTGGCGGCAGGAATCCTGTGAGGCATATCCGTGGAAAATGAAAACAGGACTGCGCCAGACTTGATACACGATCTTCTGGAGATACCCAAGACAGCGTTTCACATTAGGGATGTTCAAGAATTTCTAGGGGTAAGCAAGAGGAGGGCGCGAGCCGTATTGACTCACGGCGTTCAAGTGGAGTTGATTAGGTCTGCCAAGGATCACAACGAGTATGGCGTTGAGCTAACTTTATACGATAAAGCCAGTTGGCATAGAGAGTGGATGACCAAGAAGTGGGGTGCGGTGGATGGCTAGGCTGAGATTCAAGTGAACACACTCCCCCCTCTCAACCAGCCTTCGACGCCACCGCTCGCCGTAGGGAGTTAGGGGGGAGACTAAGTTAGACCCTGCCTCAACAAGTAGAGTTCCTTGGCAATCTTCATCTGGTCAGACGGCGTTAGCGCCTTCCAGTGATACTTACCGTTAATAAACTTCTCTAGCCTGTCTTGCGGGATCTTTTCTTTATCGTCAGTCGCGACACGGCTTATAGCCTCCCGCGATCTGTTCATTACGGCTATCGTAGCCATTGTTGCTCTATATGAGATCGAATCATGCATTAATCTTCCCTTGGGTATTCAGACCAAAACGAGTAACCGTACCGCTCTGCACCCCTAACGTACCGCATCAGGGTGGACTGTGCCACCCCTAGCATGATTGCGATTTGCCACCAGTAATGCCCTTCTTCAGCAAGAACAAGGGCTTTTGCCACTTGGTTCTTGCTTAGACAAAACTTCTTACCAGCAAGTCTAGCGCCAGTCATAAGTCCAGAATAAACCCAGCGGCAATTAAGATGAGAGCAAGCCACACACCTGCCGCTCCAGCCGCACCCAACAACATTAGGTGACCCATGCGCTCCTCAAACATAGCGCCACCGGAGTACACGATTTCTGGCTCAGGCTTTGCGCGAGGAGCCTTTTTCTGCGGCACCTTTTTAGCAGAAGCCTTGCGTTTGGCGGGTTTGCGTTTGCGTGGCTTCCGCTTGGTCATTACGCTTGACTGACCCTGCATGCCAGCGGCTCGCATCTTGCGTCTCAGAGAAAATGCCCGCATCTCAGCAGACTTTTCTGAGCGACCAATCTGCTCGCCAATCTCGGCGTAAGAAGCGCCCTCAGCCATTAGCTCATACAAGCGAACATCTTCATCCGCAGTCCAGCGTTTACGCACTTTTGCCTCCTTTTTTGAAGCGAAATAGTATTCTCGGAAGTGAGGATACTTATCTACAAGTTTTTGTTTATCAGTCATTTAAAGCTACCTCCTCGCAGTTGGTCTCAGGATTGTAGTCAGGCCAAACACTACTCCTGACGTGTTCACAGTAATTTTCTACTTCTTGGACGTGATCTTCAAAGTCCATGTCGTGCACGATCACGATCACTAACAGTAAGAACGCGATGAGGACTGCCTCCTCCAGCCTATTCTTTGTCACGGGTCTCCTCCTCAATAAGAATTTCGATGTAGTGAATCGCTTTGCGTAGGTCAGAAACCCCGTTTTTGGTGCGCCATCTTGATAGGTACTTAATCGCGCCGTGCTCGCAAATGCCTAGATTGTTTCGCAGGCAATACTCCAACGGCTGGATCTTCAAGGTCTTGTAATGATTGCCATCTACTTGTCTGTCTAGCGCGCCCATATCAATGCCTCGTTTGCCCAAGGAAGTCCGCGATGACTCGCAGGGATAATTCCTGCAACATATCACCGACCTCATCCACGGTTAGTTGAAAGTCCTCGTCAGACTTCTTCGCAACCTTCTTCCTGATAACAAGTTTACGAACAAAGGACTCGGTGTCGGCGGCTTGCATATACTTCACCACCGTGTCCAGCGTGGCGATGTGCATGAATCGCTCGTCCACCTCCATCACGTCAGTCATCTGTCGCTCCCCCTAATTGATATACCTCGGCCCCCGCCTTTGGTGCGGTTCCTGTTATTGAACGGACTGCCATGCTGATCGACGGTTCCTTCGCCCCGCTCGACCTTCTTGATCTTGCCGCCTCGCTTTTCAAACTCAGCGATCTGCTGAGCTATTTGATCCCTATCCATTCGCCTCTCCCATTGACCACTCAGCTACACTCACCTTGTGACCGTAGCGGTTGCGGACTTTGACCATCTTGGTGTTGATATCGTGGCCCTCTGCTCGCAGTTCGGAAATGCGAGCGGGAGCCTCCAGAATCCCCAGACGCGCCCACGCATTGAGGCGTGTCAGGGTTCGACCCCTCTCCAGATACTGCAAGATGCGGTCTTTTTGATTTAATTCGCCAAACGTATGCTCATGCGGAGTCATTGGATGGCCTCCGTTGATTCGGACAGTTCGGGTGATGGCCGTTCACGACCAGACAAACAGGACACAATTCCATACAAACCTCCCTAGTTGATATGA